GATGGCGAAGGCGACATGTGTGCCACTGAACTACCTTGTGGAGCGAGGTCAGCAGATTAAGGTGTTTAGTCAACTCACGAAAAAGGCGCGGGAGATGGGGTACAAGGTGCCGGCGTTTGATTATGGATACACTGACACTACTGGATATGAAGGGGCTACCGTGCTCGATGCACAAGTGGGGGCCTACTACACACCAATCACAGCTTTGGACTTTGAGGGGTTGTACCCATCCATCATGATGGCCCATAACCTGTGTTATTCTTCGCTCGTGATGGACCCCAAGTATGATAATCTTCCTGGTGTCACCTACGAAAGGTTTGGAAATCACACATTCGCCCAAAATGTACCTAGTCTTTTGCCGAGTATTTTGGCAGAGCTGAAACAGTTTCGTAAACAAGCCAAGAAGGATATGGCCAAGTCTACTGGCGCGACCAAGCAGATGTTCAATGGTAAGCAGTTGGCATATAAGATTTCCATGAACTCCGTGTACGGTTTCACAGGTGCATCGAGAGGCATGCTTCCCTGTGTCGCCATCGCATCAACCGTGACCATGAAGGGTCGGGATATGATTGACGTGACAAAAACATACGTGGAAAAGAACTTTCCGGGTGCCAAGGTGAGATATGGTGACACGGACTCAGTGATGGTTGAGTTTGATGTGGGTGACCGCAAGGGGCAAGAGGCTATCGAGTACAGTTGGGAGCTCGGTGAGCGCGCAGCCGCGGAGTGTACAAAACTTTTCAAGTCTCCTAATAACCTCGAGTTGGAAAAGGTTTACTGTCCGTATTTCTTGTACTCGAAGAAACGATACGCAGCCAAGTTGTGGACAAAGGGGAAGGATGGAAACATGCACATGGACTACATCGATGTGAAGGGTCTACAACTCGTGAGGCGTGACAACACACCACATGTACGAGAAGTGTGTAAGGAACTCTTAGACGTGGTGCTGGAGAGTAATGACACTGTGGCACCCAAGGCGCTCGCACGAAAGCGTGCGATCGAATTGTTAGAGGGGGAGGTCCCCAACGAGAAGCTTATCCTTTCGCAGCAGTTGGGTGATTCTTACAAGTCATCAAACTTGGCGCACGTGAGAGTCCGTGACAAGATGAAGATGAGACAACCTGGGTCTGAGCCACAATCAGGTGACCGTGTACCATATCTTCTTCTTGACACGGGTGACCATAAAGCAAAGGCTTTTGAAAAGTCTGAGGATCCCGGGTATACAAAAGATAAGGGACTCAAGGTGGATTATGTATATTATTTTAAGAACAAGTTCCTAAACCCAGTGTGTGACCTTTTAGAACCCCTGTTTAGTAACCCGAAGGAGGAAATATTTGGTGAACTCATTCAAAGTACGAAACCACCTAAGAAGGTGCGTGTGCCGAAGAAGAAACAGATGTTAGTGAGTGACATATTTAAAAAAGACATACCCTAAATATACATGGGTATATCTGAAAAGGTGACAATTCTTATTGAAGCAGAAGTAGAAAAACAGACACATGAAAGGTTGTGTGAAATGGTCACTAAGGTTTCTCAACTGTATTCAGTACCACTGAAGATTGCGCGTCGGGATCTCTTGGGTGATGCGTACTGCATGGGTGTGAAGAAAAATGGTAAATTGTGCACGAACAAGGCGGTCAAGGATGGATATTGTATGCATCATGTGAATGATTCACGCCCACACAAACCTATAGAAATCAAAGAGGCTGTGAGACACAATCACGTGTATCCATCACCATTCCGTGAGGGGTGTCCAGCATGCGCGGTAGTAAAAAATAGAGAAAGTAATGAGTTTAGAGATTTGTCTACCATTATGTAATAATGAACAAAGCAGATATTCTACTATCCTCCATAAATACATTTTACGCTGAACCCGAGAATAGAACTACGCTCATAGAACTACTCAACAAGAGTGGTGGTATTTCCCTCCGTAATCTTGAATGGTTTATCACAAATTATTCAAAAAAAAATAACCTCGCGTACACGACGACTGATGGTAAAATATTCAGTGTACATTGTGCATACAAGTCAAGTCTAGATGGCTATAGTAAAAAATTATTCGACCCCTTTTGCCGTTCCGAAAAAATAGTCTACACAGTTCCCGGAACAGATGATGAAATTCACACGACTGTGGCGCAGTTGAATTTTATCAGGTGGTGTATAAGAAATAACATCGTTGAATATATTCGTAAAAACCGTGATGTATTATTTAGTAAGCAAGTGACATAAATCCACCGTCAAATACAAATGTTTGATACCCTACGTAATAAATATGTAATGTGTATACTTCAGTGAGACTTTTCACCAATTGAATATCCAACAACGTCCTGTTTGATTGTATCTGGCCAAAGTCCAAGCTTCCCGATGGTTCCACATTAATCGGATTCATCGAGAATGCATACGTGTATATGTTCCTCAAAGGCCTCGCTAAACGACTATTAAAAGGTACTACATATTTAAAGAAAGCGTGATCAGCGACGGGTATGTTGGGTAAACCCTGACCCTGTACAAAAATCTTTGCACTCTCCATTACTGGTTCGAAGAATGAATTAGCTGGTGAATATGTATCATTCGTTGAAAAGTTAAACCTATTGGCAAAAGAGGATGATCCAACCTCTTCAAATACGGACTTTCTTAGAAACCAATTGATAGTCTTCACTGGAATGTCTGGGACGAGTTCTATTTTAACACCATCATCACCTATGATTGTTTCCGCTGATGGATGCTTTTTCACTATATCAGTCATAAAGATCTGCCTCTGTGTCATGAGATACGTACGCTCTTGTTGTGAGACTGTCATCTCCTCTGTGATGATGTTAAATCTCTTCAGTGTCAGAGGGCCCGTGTAATCCGTGAAGAATGATTGTGGACGAAAGACTATTTCAAATTCAATTTTTTGTTTGTGGACTGCACACGTAGGAAAATAGGGACGGTTTGGTTTATTTGTACTGTATTCATCACCTTCATATTTCCTTGAAAAGAATAAAGGTATTGGTATCATCAGTTCAGAATCTCTATCTACCAAAAATGTATTATCTCCCAATAAAGAGGTATCCTCCGCGAGGTTTCTATTTAGTGTATAACGCTTAGTACGTTTTTCGGACGCATCGAGATAGAGTTCATCGTATATAATTCCCCAATCGTCATGATATTTTTCAACAACTAGTTCATCTACCCGCATGGTGACAGACTCTATGAGATGTCTACCTAGTTGGTCGGCTAGATACCCCTGGTCATAGTCGGGTTCAAAAGCTGGAAATTCGATGTGTATATACATGTTACTCAACAAATCACCCATGTTTCTCGGATTCATGGTTATCTTTACAGTTTCTCCGAAAGGCCATGTGGGTGACGTACCCGGGTTTGATACTTGTGTATTTCTATGAAACTTTGAAAAGTTTGCGTGTTGTTTTGGATCATATCTAAAGAGTGAATATTTAGGATCATCCTCCGTGAGGTACGTATCCTGTTGCCCGATTGCATGTAGGGAAAGGACAGCCGCCGTGTCTGGCCCCGTGACAATCATTACTATCTTATTGTATGCATATTTTTAAATCCATTTTCCACATGTCAGAGACTGATGTTCCCACTAGTGTTTTGTATTCATCCTCCAATTGTTTCGTCTCTTCATTGAGTGCCAGCACCGCCTCTTGGGTGTACTGGTAAGTCTTGATGTGCAAAAGATAATCGAATGAGTCATTAAGTTTGTCAAAGAGTGGCTCCATCTCAGCCTCCAACTCCTGTTTCTTCTTCTTGAAAACCACCAACTTGTCGTTGATGACCATGTCCACAAACTTCGCCATGTTTGTATTCTTTTTCATTCGCTGTTCAAGGACCTGAACCATGTGCGCCTTCCTCTTCTTGTACGTCTCCACCCTGATATCAACAAAATCCCTGAGAATAGCTTCGGGGGATTCATACCTGTGGATACCCTTAGTGGGGTGGAAGAGATGCATGTTCGTCGTATGAAACGTCTTCTGAAGCTTGAAATCCTTCGCTGGATCCTTACCCCCGTAACCGATGATATCAAAATCAACCTTGTCAGTGGTGCTGTTATTCGTGTAAGTCTGAATAATCTTCTTGTCGACGAGGGTATCGAGGTCCTCTTTGAAATCCTGTGTCCAACGACCCGGCGGAAGTTCAGTTACCTTGAGTGTCTTTCCCTTGAATGACCATATACCCTCAGCCACCCAAGGGGACCATGATGATTCTGAAAAGACACGGCCGGTGAAACCCCTGAACCACGGCTTCATGGTTACGAGGTCCTCGCCCCTGAGTATGCGTTCAATGTTGTCACATATATCCTTGGGGTTGAACGGGGGCACGTAGCAACTGAAACCCGTGCCGATACCTTCCGTACCGTTGATGAGGACGGTGGGTATGACAGGTACAAAATGGTCGGGTTCAATACTCTTCCCATCGTCGTCGAGGTATTCTAGGACTGCATCATCCCTCTGGTCGTACAGGTGTCTCGCGTGTTTAGTCAATTTTGTAAAGATGTACCTCGGTTGACTCGCATCCTTACCCCCCATGAGTCTAGTCCCAAATTGACCACATGGTTCCAAGAGATGAACATTATTGGAACCAACGAAACTGTGCGCCAATTTGACAATCGTATCAGCCAGTGATACTTCACCGTGGTGGTAGGATGTCTTCTCAGACACGTAGGCAGCCAACTGTGCCACCTTCATCTCAGATACCAAATTTCTCGCGAAGCACGCGTAGAGTACCTTTCTCTGTGAAGGTTTAAGACCGTCACACACGTGAGCGATGGACCTTTTGAGATCCGCGAGGCTAAAGTTGACCAAATCCTTATGCACAAAGTCTGTGATACCTAACTTGTCCACAGACCCGTAGGCCACCTCGAGTTCTGACGGCTTCTTCTCTGTGCTCGCGAGTAACCACTTCTTTCGATCGTCCGATTTGGTTTTATCAAACGCGAGCACCACTGACTCGGTAGTATTTTCATCGGTATCGAAGCGCACCGTGAGGTCCTTGATCATCTTGAAGTACTCGCGAGCCTCTGTAGATGTGGAAGTACCCAGACCCTTGTAGTACTTGATTTTCCAACCAGGCTTTCCATCCCCGTACCATTCACGAAACGTCGAATCTGTATAGAAGGGTTTCACGGTGGCCCCCTTTGTCGCCTTGATGATGGGGGTCACCATGCTCACCACGAAACCAAGTTCCAAAAGACTGGGCCAGAAAAAATGTATCATGTTGAGAATCAAACCCTTGATGTGACTCCCGTCAGCATCAGCATCAGTCATGATCATGAGCCGACCATATCTAAGTTCTGCTAGTGAAGTGTACACTTTGTCCTGTTGAAGTCCCAAAATTTTTTTGAGGTCATTAAACTCTTTGTTGTCGGTGAGTTGTTTAACACTCGCGTCCCGAACATTCTTACACTTACCCCTGAGTGGGAAAACCCCGTAGTGGTCACGACCAACTACAGACAGACCAGCGACCGCGAGGGTCTTTGCAGAGTCACCTTCTGTGATGATGAGGGTACACTTACACGAATCAATCGTACCAGCTTTGTTAGCATCGTCTAATTTGGGAATACCAGTAATCTTGGAACGCATAGCTCCGTCAGACTTTTTCAACTCTTTGAGCTCCTTAAACTTCGAGAGAGCCACGAGTTCATTGTGAATACTCGTCTTGAGAATATTCTTCGCAAACGTTTTAGGAGGTTCAAACTTACTTCCAAACTCCTGAGGTTTGAGGGTACATTCAGACTTCACCTGACTTCCAAAGCTCGGGTTGACAAGGGTCGCTTTGACAAAAACCATGAAGGCATTCTTCACCTGATGGGGTCGAAGTTGCATTTTTTTCTTCATCTCATCGATTATACTCGTAGATATCACGTTCGTGACATGTTCCACATGTGTCCCACCCTTTGTCGTGCATATACCATTAACAAATGATACCTGTTCAAACCCATCATCACTCGGGGCGACGCAGACCGTCCAGTTGTCACTCGAAGTCGTGACGATTTCTTCACTCTTCGTGTACATTTTGGCATAGGTACTAAGGGGACACTTGGGAAGTACCTCCCCCTGAAACTTCACTTTACAATTGGTTGAGGTACACACATTCGCATCGTATACACGCTTTTCAAAAATGTTATAAATATCATCATCCAGACCAGACATGCCAAAAAGGTACCATTCTGGGGTAAAGGAAATACACACAGAAGAGGTGGTGGAAGCATGAGACGTAATTTTAGGGGGTTCACATGTGCGCATATTGTTCGTCCAAGATTGGGTATATTTTTTTTTGTTTTCACCATCCTTGATGGTCACGGTAAATTTAGTAGAATAAACATTGGCAAGTTTGGCACCATAGCCGTTACGACCACCGACGACCCTCTTCTGATTGTCATCGTAGTTGGTGCTCGTCAGGAGATGCCCAAAGGTGAGCTCAGGGTTCCAGAGACCCTCCTTCTCATGCATTTTCACGGCGATACCACCCAGTGGTCCGTTATTTTCAACAGAGATAATACCAGTCTCTCGATTAATAGACACAGAGATGGACGTGGTGTTCTTGGGGTACATGGAGTTTCTATCGATCGCGTTGACCAGGATCTCATCGAAAATTTTCAAAAGCGCAGGGGAGTACGCAAGCATCTTCTTTTCGAAACTATCTCCATTACGAACCCATGAAGGTTCATAGACCCTGGATACCGGACCCACATAGGAGTCGGGTCGCTTGAGGATATGTTCAACGTGGGTGAGTTTTTGGATACTCTCCGTCATGGTATATTTGTGTATGTAGTGTTTAAGTTGTTTTTGTACGCGCGCCTCAAGAGGCCGTCGAACCACTGGACAATTTCAGTTTCAGTTTTTGCTTTACTCCGAGGAGCAAAGTTTACGATATGACCTACTTCACGATACAGTAACAACTTAGGTTGTATTTTTACTTTATTTTTAAAACACCAGTAACACACTTTCTTGAGTTTTAAACCTACAAACGTATAAAACATTGAATTATTACCCAAAAAAATAGGGCGTATACTTTTATACTCACGTACGAAAGATTTATTTATAGAACCACGAGCTACCACTCGTGGTTCCAGGGGTGCATCACATTTGTAACACACTACCGTCCATTTCAGATACATTTACATTTTTATTGTTTATTTTTTTTATATTGTATATTATAATGAATACGAGTGTAACTAATAATATAGGAGTCAATGGTACTGGAGGGAAAAATGTCAGTGGTATAGGTGTCAGTGGTATAATAGGTGGATTCGCTATAGGAATTATATTAGCAGTCATTATATATTTTGCGTTTATAAGAGACACTACAAAAATAAAACCCGAAGCGTGCCCAGTGTGCCCAGAGGCCAAAGAGTGCCCAGCGTGCCCAGCGTGCCCAGTGGCCAAAGAGTGTCCAGTGTGCCCAGAAGCCAAAGAGTGTCCAGTGTGCCCAGAGGCCAAAGAGTGTCCAGTGTGCCCAGAAGCCAAAGCGTGCCCAGAGGCCAAAGAGTGCCCACCGTGCCCGTTATGTGAAGTGTGTGAAGACAAAGCATGTCCGGCGTGTGAAGACAAAGATACTATTTTAGGGTTTCCTATTAAACATGGGGGGGTAATAATGGAAGAATTAGATATAATGGAAAACAAACTGTCACCTCATATTCATAAGATTGTTTGCGGGATATTAAGCGATCCAAAAATATTATCAAATATCGAAAAAAGAGATGAAAAAAAGCCTTGTGACAAATGGAGTGACCTAGTAAGGGAGGATTTTAATAGAATAATTGATAAGCTAGAAAATCTACCCAGTCCGCGTAATGATAATTCCGGGATAAAGCGTTATATATACGACAATAACATGCACCTCATCGCCGCTAAGTCGTTGGGACAAATTCGGGAAAATATCATTAATGAATTATGCCCACCGGGTAAAGAAATGTTACGTGCATCAGAGTTAGCCGAGTTGTTTAAAAAAGTTCGGAAGAACATTTGTGAACGGGCTGGAACTATTCCCAATTTTAATTCCGGATTCGTCATTTAAATGAAAGGGGGTCAGTATTTTACATATAAATATTAAACCTAAGATGGGAACTGAATATCGAAATAGAAAATTAAAATGTCTTACGAAGATTGCCTCCGAGATGCCATGCGCCTTCATAAACTTTCCACACCAGATGAGAGATGTGCTCATCTGGCCAGGAGTATGCTCAAGATGAAGAGTAAATATAAACAATATGAGGAAAATAAACAGGAGCGGTCAATCACTGTCATCACGGAGGCACCTAAACATCTAGTGGAACATAAACATATAACGAACATCTGCCAGTCCATGACACTCAAGGGAAAGAAGTGTACATTCAAGGCGACATGTGGTTCCTTTTGTAAAAAACATAGTGTGGCAAAGAAAGACATGGTAGCATTAGGTAAAAAGATATGAAATATAATAATACTATATATAAATGTTCGATCAAGAATCCCTGAAACCTGTCATACTTTCTATGGTTATATATCTTATCATTGCAAAGGTACTCCCCGAGATTCTCAAGAAGCCTACGGGTATCAGTATCATCGATGACCTCAATATGATGCTCATCGCCCAGAAGGGTTCACTCTCTTCAGGTGCTATCCTCACTGGTATCGTTGCATTTATCGCGCACTATATTATTGACCAGGAACTCATGTAAAATATTTTCCCGACTCGTAAGATTCTTCGTATGTGTATGGTCCATGTATTTCAGTCGTTTATCAAACGCATCGCGCATGAACTTCGAGAGTTGGTCTGGATTGGGGTTACCCCATAGCATTCCCTTTTTGAAAAGGAAGTCGTCATTATCCAACTCTTGAAGTGTACATTCGATGGTGTAAGGTGTTTTTATGTATTCAACGGCTCCCCCATAATCCGTGATGATGACGGGTTTATCATGAAGAGCAGCCTCCACCGCACCCATCCCGACCCCTTCAGAGTGTGAAAAGCTCACGTAACAGTCACATTTCCTATGAATGTTATTCATCTCCTCGTCGGATACGAGACCATTTATGATTTCTACATTCGGGAGATTTACATTAACAGGCGTCGCACACGTCGCCTTGACAACCAGGCGTGCATTGGGTTCATTTAGGCGGATGAAGGCTTCGAGGATGGCTACGAAGTTTTTACGAGGATCACGGACATTACCTATATGATAAAAAATGTACCTATCGTCGCGAGGCACGTGTGCATGAACGACGTAGAATGTGGTATCTGGAAATTGTCTGGTGAAGACTCTATGACAGAAACTACTCGGTACGGCGACGCGATCAAAATGTTCGAAGAGTTTCCCATAGTCTTCATGGACCGTCTCTGTCTCACAGACTGTCATGCACGTGAGGCGTTTGATTTTTCTTTTCAACATAGGAATCCTGACGATCCACCAGGGCACGGGGAGTGCAAATATGAAAGCTTCGTCACATTCAGGTATGTCATCTGACAGCTCAGTGTATGTACTATCAGGAAAAAGCATACTATATTTTTTTAGATGCTGCCCGATACCACTCAATAATGTTGGTCCGATGAATAGCATTTATTATAAAGATAATATTCCTTTTATATATATAATGGATTCCATCAAAGAAGATATTCAAGCTGAACTTCACCGCCTCCGCATCAATAAGAATCACTTGTACAACACTCTACTCAGGATCATAGATGAGATTCCCAAGAAGGTCGAAGAGCCCAAGAAGGTCGAAGAGCCCAAGAAGGTCGA